TGACGAATTTTTGCTTCTGTGATTTCTGCCATAGATGTCTCCTGTTATTTTATGTATTATAACAAATATAGGAGCAACTGGCAAGATGTCATTTAATGAGTGCGGAGATCATCATCTACATAGTACATATCAGCGATGACATTTCGGATAAAACCTTTATCAGTGTACACTATAGTATATTTTTCATTAAAAAACTTATTAGATCTGTACATCTTTTCAAGATAGAAAGAACTATTATAGTTTTCTAATAAGTTGTTAAACTCGTCAGAATCTTCTTTGATATTTGGAAAATACTTACGAGCAATTTTTTTAAAATACTCTACCCTAGATTTTGGAGGTAATCCTAAGATTGCATCTAAGGTAGCATCATCTAAATCGTCTAAAATAAAAGGTTTCATAAAGATAAGGGATGGTGTTGCCACCATCCCCCTTAACAATCAGAAAGTTAAGTTAGTGATTACTCACCAGCAGCTTTTGGCGTGTAATCTGCACAGCTCAGACCACGACGGGTCAGAACAGTTTTTACACCACGAACTGTTTTGTCGAATGAAGTTGCAATTTCTTCGACAGTCTGATCGAGCATATCTTCAATACCCTCGTATGGGTCAGATTTAACAGCTTTTTTATCACGCTGAGGAGCCTTGAGACCCATTGACAGAAGCTTGCCACGGATTGAGTTTACAGAACGACCCATTGCGTCTGCTACCTCTTCAAGATAAGACCCGCCTTCTACCATAGAAGTGATCTTTGCTTCTTCTTCCTCAGAGTAAGTACGTGGAGTAACTTTCTTTTCGGCTGGCTTGACGTGCGAAGTCATTTCCAGAGAAAGTGCTTTACCGTTAATTTGACGAGCAGTGAATTTACCATCCATAAAGGAGTCAGCAATTTCTTCTGCGGTCATATTACCAGAGTTTGCTTCCAAGAACTGTGCGAGCGCATCAGTCTCTTCAGCTGAGAAGACAGGAGCTGCGCCTGGCTTCTTTGGTACGTCGTAGCCCAGCTTACGCAATTTAGCTGTGACTGACCGACGTGGAAAATCGAATTCTTCCATAAGAGATTCGATAATTTCTTCAGTTACACCCGAACCTGCAACATCGTGCATACGAGTGACCATTTCATCAGTATATTCAAACTTAGACATGTATTGTTCCCCTCGAACTTTAAGTTTTGTTGAATTTTCAAGAGTTTTGTTTGTCTCTTGACTTTATATAGAGATATTATAGAAAAACTAAACAACAAGCAACTGAAATGTGACAGATTTTAGTATTTTGGTTATTTTGTATTTTTGATAAATAAACTTAGCATAGAGTCATTATATTTTTTAAGTTTTTCTTGACTTATACTTATGATCTGATTTCTTACAGACTTTTTTAAATTTTTATCAACATTGATAAGGTTAGCCCCAGCTTTTCCTAATTTAGTTTTAAGAAGCTTGACTGTTTGGTCATGGGTAAATCCTAAAGTTCTAATTGACCCGTACTCATTCTGAGCACCACCACCAAATCTAGTTACTTTATGATTAATCATCTTTTCTTTAAACTCTTGTTTTAAAGCTATTGCTTGATTGAGATCCATCGTATCGTGTTTCCAAAAGAAAGGATTATACGATAGCTCTGTAAGTCCGAATTTTTCAGGATTCGTTGAGTGTTCGCTAAAGCTTGTCATATCAACTAATAATTCTGAAAATTCAGCTATATCTAAAACAGACACAGAAACTTCATCAATTATTTTATTATTAACAAACCAGTTAATAGTATCACGAGTTGATTCAACAGTTTCTTTTGGTAATCCTAAGACTAAGTAAACACTCAACCAAAATCCACCATATTTTTCAGATCTCTCTTTAAAAATATGTAAAAGTTCTTTTACCCTATCAGGATTAAGACCTTTTCTTGCTGCTTTTCCTGCTTCGTGGTTAAAAGTCTCAATACCGAACCACCCAGCTTTGTAACCAGTCTCTAAAAGTTGATCCATCATATCATCATACTTATGAAATAGATCAAGTCTTGAATAACTGGCGTATTCAATCTTAAAGTTTAAACTTTTTATTGCGTCTGTAAAAATATCTACATATTGCTTTGAATCATTTAAACAATCAGATGTAATATGATACCCTTGAGTTCCAAACATTTCATAATTACGAGTTAGCTCGTCAATCAATGTTTTTCTATCTTTTTTTCTATAAACGTTCTTTTCAAAATTACAAAAAGAACAGTTAAATTTACAACCTCTACTTACTTCTAGAGGTAACCACTCTCCTTTTACTGCAAAAGTATTTTTTGTGTAAGTAATAGGAGGTATTGGTTTATCGTATCTATTTGCAAATACGAAATTTAAATTATTGATAGAAAGGGTTTTCAAAAAGTTATTTTTACCGTTGATAATTTTATCTGCAATTTTTAAAACTGCGTCATCCCCTTCACCAACTATAAAATACTCAACCTCTCTCAAGGGTAAATCTTCAATATACTTTTTTTCTAGTATTTTGAATATTCTTGCTACTCTTGGACCTCCCATTATGATTGAAACATTTGGGAGAATCTCTCTTACTTTTTTAAACCACTCTTCTGCTTTTTCTTTTGTCTCAAGCCACATATAAAGATTTCTATCGTATATGGCTTCTGCATGAAAAGATGCATCATCTACGTTTTCGTCTTTATATACCCCAAAACCTGTCATATCTGCGACAGCTTTATTTTCTCCCACAGAAGAAGCAGGAGCTAGAAAAGTAGAGCTAATAGCTAATATTTTAGTATCTTCTGAAGATACATTCCTAAGAATATCAAAAAAGTCTGGTAAAGACGTAAACCAATCAATTACTTCACACTCAAAACCTCCAGAACGCAAAGCCGAGGCTATTGCATGACCTCCCGCTGGCCTAGTAGACAGAGGGTGCTTATGGTATGTTGCATCATTCAATAGTATTATTTGAGACATTAAAATGTCCCAGACAATACTTCATTTTGGTTTGACCAATAATCAATTACGTTTACACCAAGAGTAATAGCACGTTTATATTTAGACGATGTTGTATCACCGCCAGTAATAAGAGCATAACAATCTTTAGTGACTGTTGATGTTACTTTGAAGCCTTTGCTTTCAAGACGATATGCAAGATCACCACGAGTCATATCTAGCTTCCCTGTAATACAAACTTTACGAGCAGGTGTTCCTACAACTTCTTCAACTGTGACATTCTGTTCTAGCTGAAGAGGTAAGGTTGTCACCCATTCTTCATTCTCATCAAGCCAAGAAAGTACTGATTCTACAGTTGAAGGACCAACACCTTTTATTTCTGTAGTTTCTATGTCTCTTAAATTTCTAAACGCAGGAATGTGACTAATAATTAGATTAGATGCACGCTTACCCACACCTGGGATTCCAAGAGAAGCAAGAACAGTATTATAAGGTTTTGTCTTAGTTCTTTCAATCTCAGCTTCTACTTTGGCACCGTTAGCACCAAGTTTTGCCCAGTTTTGATCCTCATATAAATCAACTGGGTGTGTTAGTCCCATCTTCTGAACAGAAGCTGGACCTAATCCTTTAATATCAATAGTTTTGATAAAGTGTTCTAAAACTTTTGACGTGTTAATATTGTTTTTATCCGCAACCAGCAGTCTAGGCCCGTCTCTTTTTGTCATTGCGCCTACTGTTTGTTCTGCATGACTTTTTGTAATTTTAATACCATGTTCAGAGTGTTGAACAACGCCTATAAATTTTGGTATTACGCCCCCTGCTCTTTCAATCTGAATCATATCGCCTAGACCAAGGTTATGTTCTTCAATAATTCCTATATTGTGTAAAGTTACACGAGAGATAGTAGCGTCATCCAGAATCACAGGATCAACAATACCCGTTGGATTCACTGTGCCTGTACGACCTACTACCCATAGTACGTCTTGCAATGTTGTAATTGCAGTCTTTACTTCTCGCTCTTTTAAAGCCACAGCAAACTTCGGATACTTTGAGGTATATCCAATTTGTTGAGACTTTGCATATGAATCACAACGATATACAATTCCGTCTTTTGGGTATTCCCAAGCACGTTCATGTAATACTGTAAAGAATCCCATATTTTTAACAATATTCATTCTGGCAAGATAGTTTAGTTCTACCCCTAGCCAGTCATGTGCAATAAAATTAATATTTCTATCTCTAAACTCAAGAGCGTCTTTTAATCCAAGTGCACCACTTACATAATTTCTGAAGTTATCAACGTAATTGTCAGTTACACACTCACCATTAATAACAACCTCATCATACTCTGTATTAATTCTTGCAGGAGCATTTTTCAAAAACTCTACAAGGTGTGTGACGTTCTCACCTTGTTCTCCATTACCGCGAGTTAGCGCAAGCTTAAGCTTGCCTCTACGATAAATGAGAGTCAGGTTAGTACCGTCAATTTTAGGGAGTTTGATATTCATCCATGAATCAACTTCTTCAGAATCGTAAACTTTACGAAGAGAGTAAAGCTTGTATGGATGAGTAACTTTTCCAGCTGTACCACCTACTTGAATAGTAGGAGAATCATAATCATACCAGCCTTGAGCCTTTTCCATAGCTTCAAGCTTATCATATAGTTGATCCCACTCTGAATCCGAGATTGTCGGAGCAGCTAGATCATAATACGCATGATTATGTTTTTGAATAAGTTGTTTGAGTTCTTTATAATTCATATAAAGAATATATCAATAATTTGAGAACTGAGAAAGCTTTATATGAATTTATCTTGTGTATCATGTACGTAAAGTTGTAATAAAGCGTAGTGTATTACTTTTAGTAAATCTTTTCTGGCATCTTCTTTTGTGCCTTTTTTACCGTATCGGTTAGAGTATTTATCTACGTTACCCATGCAAAATCCTGTTCCATGTCCTCTATCTATAATTACTTCAGTAGATTGAAATTTATTAGTAGAGTAATGTTGGGAGTAAGTAGAATCTATATACTCTTTGATTTCTTGAATATACTTATCTTCATCAAATTTATAATTAATTTTTGATGAGCACACCTTTACCCTTTGCGTGTAGTCAGATCCTAAAAAACGTTTATAAACAGTATTACCTCCATCTGGAGATTCAAAAATATATTTTTTATCAAGTAATTGTTTATGTTCTTCCCATTTACGATCTTCATAAGCGTCTTCGTCTTCTTTCATACGACGAGTCATATAGTCTTCGTGACTTTCATATTTTTGTACCATTAAGCAAAATTATCCTTAACTGCTTTAAGAAGTTTTTGAAGATTTTCTTTTTTATTAAGATTTACACCTTCAATTTCTATATTTAGTATATCTTCTAGTTCTCTTAACATTACTTTTACTGTTTGAGATTTATCATCTTCTTCAATTACAGGTTTTTCGTAAATTTTCAATTGAACTAATTTACTTATAACACTTCTGTAACCTTTTGAGAAGTGTTCAGATAATTTATAAACGTCTTTCTGTCCTTCTTCAGTATAAAGTTTAATGAGTTCTGCTTCTTGCTCGTCGTTCCAAGCTTTAATACTCATAATCATTCTCCAATTCTAATTCTAATTGCGTATTCCAAATATATCTTTTTGCAACCGCATCACTTGCTTCTTCAAGTAGGGGTATGAGAGAACTGACTTCATCAGCTGGTATAGAAAATCCTGATTTAGTTGGATACCATTGTCCTGTGTCTCCATCCATAGAATACTCTCTTATGTGTAGATAAAGTTTTTCTCTAAATTCATTTATAGTTACTTTCACTGCATTTCCATTTGGTTTGTGGAACGCAGTTCCAAAATCTATATTCATAATATTTCTATCTGATCTTTATTAATAAAATCTTTTAACCAAGGGGTAACTGGGTAAGCACTAAATACTTGCACTAGTGAGTATCTTATTTTTTCTTTGGAATTGTTAATCATTCCATGCCCTACTAAATCGGGATCAAATATAACTGTTTCTCCTGGTTTCAAATTAAGCTGTTCAAGCTCACCGTTCAATTCAAATTGGTATATAAAATCATCATCACCAGTAAGAGCAGTAACAGCTCTTAATCTAAAGTCGTCATTTGTCTTTGCATTTAAATTGTTGTCATCTGTATGGATTGGAATAGACTGTCCAGGTTCTTGTTTGTGTACTCTAATCCTAGTTGTTTCAAATTGAAAAAAATCAATCAAAGGTTTACATAAAGAGTAATACTTAGTAAATTTAAAATCTTGTGGGTGCTCAACTGGTTTGTTTCTATAAAAACTGTGAATATGTCCGTCTACACTTTTAATTGATACAGCATCTACATTACCAGCTAAATCATAATCATCATGAGGTTTGAATTCTAGTTTTGATAACCAAGAGTTATCAAAAACTAACTTTGTTTTAGCTATGGTAAGCATAGATATAGTCCTTCAATTGTTCACCTTCAACAGGTCTGTCTAAGTAATCTTTTCCTAAAATCCAGAGATTGGGGTTTTTTTCTTCTAATTGAGATAGCCATGTTTCATAACAGGTTTTAACACCTTTTAAACCTCTAAAATATTGTGCTCCTACAGTATGAAAAGCGTTACTCCACCAAATTACTGAATTTTCATTAGGTGATATAAGGCTAGTAATGCGATCAGGGTTTTCACAGATATCACAATGGATGTACACGTGCTGAAGTTTTTTATACCTATCCCAGTGATCTTTTATTGCTTTTTCGGATCCCCACCATTCAATTTCTCTTTTCCATAACGCTTCTCTACTTAAATGCTGAGTTTCGTTACCGCCTGTTTCATTAATATTATATTTTCTCTGAGCATAGTTTAAAAAACTTGGATAATCTTCTCCGTCCCACTCTTTAATTAGTAACTTTTTAAAAGCTAAGGCTGCTTTGCTGTAGTCATAAAAGAACACTTCACAATCATCTGTAAAGTTATAATGATTAAGGATCATATTAGGTTTAAAACTAGCTGCTACTGCATAAAGTTTTTGTATCGGTTTTTCGATTTTAACATACTTTAAGTCTCTGTAGGTTTCTGTATTCCAAAAAAATACGCAGTCTTGAGCATAATTAGCAATATTCGTAATCCAAGAAAGTTGGTGTTCAAGAAGAGCAGCACTCGTATCAGGGTATATGTACTCTTTATATTCTCTAATTTTGGGATGGAAGTTGTATACAGTTAAATCATTTGCTAAGGATGTGTTAATAAAATTCCAACCATCTACTGCAGGAGTACATACAGTTAGCTCTTCTGTTGGTTTTAATGAAATCGGGGTATAGTCATCATGAATATCTTTTACGTGTCGTTCTGCTTTTATAACTTTTTCTTCTTTGCTTAAAGATTTTTGTCCGTATACAGGTTTGTCAAATTTTTCGTAATATTTTAGATTCACAAGCATACATTGTTTATGTAAACCGTAGTAGCCATTTATTCCTTTAGGGTTATTTTTATTCTTTTTACTTTTGTCCATTATATGACCAGTAATAAAAAAATCTTGTTTTTCAATCCATTTTTCTATGAAGTGAAAAAAAGAAACATCTTTAATAATGTGACCCACTGATTGAACTATACAGTACTCAACATTATGCGTAAGTGCTTCATCTAATACCTCATTGATATCTTGTCTTACAATAATTGGTCCAAAGTATTTGAATCTAGTAAAAAACTCTGTAATCTCTTTACGTTTTTCGTCTTTTGTTAGGTTTCCAGACATACTGCGATCATCATAGATGCCTACAACATAGTTTTTATTCTTACCCATGATTCTTTTCATAGCTTCTCTCTACCAGTTGTTCAAACTTTTTAGTTTTTACCCCATGAACGATAATGTGAAATCTATCTTCTTTACTATCATTGATATAGGCATGTTCATTACCGACGTCTAGCATCATAGCAGTTCCAGGCTTAAAAGGCACATAACCTTTGTGTCCTTTCATCTTCATTTTGCAACCATTAGGATGATTAAGAGCCATGTTAATAGGAGAAAGTTTATTACCAACCATATCAGAATGAGGAGTAATAAATCCCCCTGGCTCAAGTAACATAAACCTAATTCTGTAATATTTTTTAAAGGGAAATTTATTCTTAAAAAAAGAAACTGTATAAGGGCATAGATTTGCTATTTCAGTCCATTGATAGGGAGTTTCTTCATTTGATGAGTAACCATATTCTGCAAAATGATTAGTTTTTTCTGCGCTGATACCGTGAATACACAAACTGCGCCAACCTTTATGTCTATAACCTCCGCTACCGTCACCATCACGATGTTTAACAAAACTATTTTTTAGTGCTACAGCTTCTTTCAACATTGCTTCGTGGTTAAATTGTATATCAAGCTTAAGCCACGGTAATCCGCTTTCGTTTACAATCCAATCAAACAAAATCTAATAGTTCCTCATCAAAAGCAAAGCTGGTTCCACAACCACAGGATGCCTTAGCACCAGGATTATCTACTTTTAATATTTTATTCATTCCTTTATCTTCAAGATCAATGGTAGTTCCGTATAAAAATTGTAAAGATTCACGATCTACTAAAGCTGGTGGTGAGTCTGAAAACTGTATATCTTCATCCTCAGCTTCTATAGCCACATCAAACTCGTAGTTAAAACCCGAGCATCCTCCTCCGATGACTCCAAGACGAAAATACTGTCCTTCTTCCAGATTTTGAGTAATGAAAATTTTGGCTTTAGGAGTGATAGTTGGCAATTGACCATTATAAGACTCGTCAATAATGGGTGCATTTCCGTGAAAATCTTCTAATACCTTATTAAAAAGAGAAAAATCTCTTTCTTGTATAGGTGGTTGTTCACGTTCTAAATCAATACTAGCTTCTAGTTCTTCAAACCATTTTTCAAGATTGATGTCGGAATGCTCTAGATTGTGTGTCATGTATGTTCTCAATAACTTTCACATAGGATTCAGCAACAGATTTCCACGTATTAGGAAATGTTGTGTTTTGCACTTTCTCAAAATACTCTTTTTTGTCGTGAGAATGATAAACCCATTGTAACACTTTTTGTAAAGATTGTCCATCTGGCTCGTTCATAAAAGTGTGAGAGTTCATCATCGTAAAAGAGTCACCTGGTTTTTGAGCAAATATTTGACCAGAGGTAATATCTACAGGTTTTGGGTGGGTTTGAACTCTTAACCCAACATCATCTGGAATAAAGTCTCTATGGGGTCCAGTATCAGGAAGAATAGGTAAACAACCACATGCAGCAGCTTCTTGGATGTGCATACCAAATCCTTCAGCTCGGTAAGGATGTACTACAACTTTAGATGCTGTGAATAGTCCTGCCATCTCTTCGTCTGTTAAAGGATCATCAATATAGATTACTTTAGCGCAACCTGTTTTATATTGCATTTTAATAATCTCATTCAGAACATTATTTTTTCCATATATTTGAGGGCTATCTTTAATAATTAGGCGTGCGTTATCATATGATTTAAAACAAGTATGCCATGCGTTAATCAAGAGATCTAGTCCTTTTCTCCACTGAGAGTTTCCAACATATACGAAGTTAAACTTACTAGGATCAATTCCATATTTTGTAAGAGGTGCAGCATCTTTATTGAATATTTTTTCATTGTAGCCATTAGGTACTACTGTAATGCGTTTAGGATTTAAGCCCCCACGAACCGCAATATCCCTTATATAGTTAGAAGGTACAATTACGTGGTCTGCAAAGGTTTCCCATTTATGTTGCCATTCAAAGGGTAATTTAGGATATTCCCACGGCTGAATATAAACTACTTTAGTATTATCATTAACAGGCCACTGCCAGATGGGCGGATACGAGTGTCTAAGTTGTATGTCCGGGCCGTTCTCAGGGTGTTCTTTTCCTTGTAACTCTTTTAATAGTTTAACTATCTTTTTTTCCACCCCGTGAGCTGGATCAAAGGTATCAAGTGGGGTAATAAATACTTCGTGGTGTTTACACAGCTCTAAAGCAATATTTCTGTTAATTATGGTCAAGGAGTGATTATCGTAGAATTTACCTACAATTTCAATATTCATTAGTATGCTCTCCCTAAATTTTGTACGATATAGTCTTCAACTTGGTTTGAAGGAATAGGGACTACTTTAGGCCACTGAGAACCGCCTAATCCCGATGTTTTAAAGTTCTCAAGTTCATGAAAGTTATCCCAAGTGACTTGAGACCAGATTTGATAAAAAGGATCAGTTTCTACTAAATCAGAGTGTCCAATGTTGTGTATTTTCTCATGAAGTTCGTTGTCAGGGCGGCAGAGACTCCAATGAAGAGCTACTAAGGGACTCATTAATCTATTTCCTCCTGCTCCAGACTTATCCGTCCATCTAGCATAAGTAAAAGTACTATCTTTTGATGTTACAACACCTTGATTTTCTCCGAAAAAGGGAGTATCATCATTGTTTGCAATGACTAGAGTTTGTGAATTACCTTCTTGATCTGTTACTACTTTATAGGGGGTAGCCCAGGTCATGCAGATATCCATCTTATTCATATATGGCTCAACAATAGGACAAAAATCATAAAAGAATGATTTTGCATTTACCAACATCTCGTCTGCATCAAAAGAAAAAATCCAATCGTGAGTACACTGTGACTTAAGAAAATTACGTTCAAAGTTATCATTTTCAATCGCAATATCAGACTGATGAAAATCTTCTTCAATGATAGATATTTTTCCATCCCCATCAATTTGTGATAACTCAGACCATAGACTATCTTCATCAATTGAGAAAGAATTACCACTCCAAGTAACTCTATCCTTATCTATACCTAAAACAATTTCATCTACGTAATTGTAGTATCTTTCAATAGATTTCGGTAAAAAACGATTAGCGTCATATGAGATAAGACTAATTACTGACTTTTTTAGTGACATTTTTAACAGCTTTCTTCTTTAATCCGCATACAGCGATTCCGCTATAGTATTTTTTAGAGTCACTCATACTGTTAGAAATGCGATACTCTTTAAATTCAAGCTCTACTTTATCTTCATGTCTTTTAAAAGCATCGTTAAGCATTTGTGCTTGCAGAGAGTTAGACTGTTGAGAGAATATTACTACAGACTCTTTAGCAAGTGTTGGAAGAATTTTTTCAAAAAATCCGTCATAAATATCTGCTGATACAGGAACAATGTCAAAGTAGCACACGGTAAATTTATCTTTGGCTTTAATATCAACTTCTCTAAAATCTCCTTCTAACAAAGTAAAGTTCTTAGGATTAATCTTTTCAGGGTGAGAGCGATATTTATTAAAATTGGCTTGAAGTTGAGATTTTACGTTGTCCCAAATATATCCTTCTGGTGCCCATTTTTGTGGTTCTCTGTCATCGTATAAAAAATGCTCAATTCCTACTGCTTCAAGCTTTGGGTTATCAAACATCGCCGCTAAGATGGTGGAACCTTTGTAGACGCCTACTTCAAGATACTTTGAATTTACTTTAGTGCAAAGATTATTCAGTAAGCACATAAGCCGAATTGAAGATTGACCATGTGTTTTCTTTTCAATTTCTGTAATTTTGGCTCTTTCTTTGTCAGACATCTCTAGAGATACTCTAACAAACGGTGAAATTTCTTTCATTATTTACTCCTTTTAAATACATATTTATCTAATAAATAGAATGGTATACAACACAGTATAAACAAAATCCAAAACACAAGTAAGGGTATTAACCAAATCACACTTATACATAAAGCTAGTACAAGTAAAAAGGTAATAAGTGGCCCTGCTTTTTCTTTGTGATCATGTATAGATTTTGTCAAATCATCTTTTGTAATATACACCTTATCCATTTTTTATCTCCTTGTCCAGCGTTTTATAAAATTTTGAGTTTGCCCATTTCGCCTGGAGTCTAGAGAGGTTTCTCATTTCCATTTTCAATTTGGATTCGTCTTTGATTCTCTTGTTATCTCTAGATTCGTGGTGGAATAGTCGTACAGGTATCTGATAGATGTGGAAACCAGCTTTTCGTCCTGATAAGCAGTAATCCACGTCTCTGTTGTAAGTCCATTCAAAGGAGGAGTCAAAGTCTCCCACGGAATTGATAAACTCCCGTCTAATGTAGCAACCTCCAAATGTTGTCCAAGCAACTTCTCTCGTGGAATCGTATTGTCCTGAATCAACTTCCAGTTCTGACTTAAACGTTGCCCCGTTTTCAAGAACCAACCCACTTCCGAAGTGATCTGGTCTATCATCTGTGAACTTTCCTCCTGCACACTGTACGTAATGTTTGCCACTCTCGTCTGTTGCTGGGTACAGTAACAAACAACCAAACATTCCTGCTTCTGGGTATTGTTCAACATAGTCAAGCACCTCCTCCCACCATCCGTCATGATAAGGAGACATGTCGGCGTGTAAAATAAATATGTCATCGTCTGGATACTGATTCCATATTTTTTGAAACATCAAATCTGATCCTATTCCAGCAATATCACGTTCATAGTGAATATCTAGTTCCCAAAATTGGTTTTTATGATGAATAATTTCATTTTCAAATACATAGGGTGTAATAATTTTAATTGCCATAAAATAAATACTCTCTGTTATTATCTCTAATCATATCAAATTTAAGCTTATTCTCTCTGTGATCTTCCAAAACTTTTTCAAAACCGTAGATGTGTATCTTTGTAAACCCTAAAGCGTGGGATAATACAATTGCGCTTATTCCAGAACTAAGACTATGTGATTTTACCCATTTGTGAGAATCAAATTCGTAACATCTAGGATGGTCTCTATATCTTGGAAATACTTTAGGGTTGGTAAATACTAACTGAGTAGTAAATCCATCTAAGTTTTTTCTCAATAACTGATCGAGCATAGGGTCGTCTACTGCAAATATTATATTAGCAAAATCACAGTGTAGATTAGTACCAATAGTAAATCTATCAGGTTTTACTAAACTTTTGCTTGGACCACCGCCTACTATATTACATTCCATTATGTTTTATCTTTAATTTCTTTAACCCTAGCGTCTATCCATTTTTTTACAGCTTTGGCTTCGTCTTCTGATAAGTCCCATCTTGCTTTTTTATCAGCTACTTCAAAGTCATGTGATTCCCACTGCAAAGCATGTAGTAAATTAAGTTCAATACTATTAGTCATTAGATTAGTTTGTCCGTCCAAGTTTTAGGTGTTTCTTCCGTTACAAACTCTAACGGAAGGTGATATTCAAAGTCTCTTTTTTCGTTTCCTTTGATCCATGCAACCATTTCTTTAATAGTTTGATCAACTGTAATAGTAGCATTGTAATTAAAATCACGTCTAATTTTATCAGAAGAACAGTAAGCATTTTTTACTTCACGAGGTCTATCAGGAAAATGATTAAATGATGGATAGATATCACAATAGTGCCCAACTTTATATGCAAGTTGTTTAATAGAGATTTCATTATCATCTGGTCCAATATTGAATACTTGTTTTGTTATATCTCTGTCAGTAGTCATCATTTTATAGACAGCCTCAATACAGTCATAAACATTTGAAAAAGATCTAGTCTGCTCTCCATCACCGTATATAACAATAGGTTTACCATGAATACACCTGTTAATCATGATACCAAGAACATTCCTAAAAGGATCATAATATCTTTGACCTTTACCAACTACATTATGAGGAACCACAGTTACAAAGTTCAATCCGTGTATCTCATTTAACATCTCAAGATGTTCTTCTGCTTGAGCTTTAGCAAGACCATAAGGATCAACTGGTTTACGTGGCATATCTTCTGTAAAAGGTGGTTTTTGATCGCCATAACGAGCCATTGAAGAGCAGTTAATTAATATTCTAACGTTATTTGCCAAACAAGCAGAGGCAACAGATACAGTACCAGAAACAATAGAGTTTACCGTAATAGCAGGTGAAAAAACACTCAAACCTTCATATGGCAAAGCAGCTGTATGAAAAACGCAATCAGCATCTTTGAACAATTCAGTCAAAAGCTGGGTGTCTTGGATGTCCCCTCTAATATATTCAGCACGTTCTGGAACATTTCCTTCAACTCCACCAATCATGTTATCAATGCCGACAACTTCGTAACCGCCTTTATTTATTAAATAACGAGCATAGGTACTTCCTAGAAGTCCAGAAATACCTGTAATTACTACTTTTTTTGTTTTCACCAAACAAACTCCCTTTTATAATGATTTACTAAATTTACAATTTCTGTATCAAAATTGCGAGTAGGTCTCCACTGTAATTCTCTTAGCGGTTCGCAAGATATAGCATACCTAACATCTTGTCCTGGCCTATTATATGAAAAGTCTAAAAACTCATTAATATTTGGAACATTTCTATTTATTTTACCTAAAAAATATGAATTAATAACTTTTGTAACTGTTTCAATATTAGTTTGTTCAAACTCTGAGGAAATATTATAGATGCGATTTCTTTCTGCTTTATCATATAGCGTTAGTATGGCCTCTGTTGTGTCTTCTGAATGAGTCCACGTTCTAATTGGTTTTCCTTCGTTGTGTAGTTTTATCTTTTTCCCTCTTGAAAGTCTTTTTACTGTTAGAGGAATTAATTTTTCTGGATATTGAAACATTCCATAATTATTTGATGGACGGGCTATTATATATTCTATACCATATGTTCTTGCGTATGACTGAATTAACAGGTCAGCAGCAGCTTTAGTAGAAGAATAAGGGTTTGAAGGATTTAAAGAAGCTTGTTCATTAAATATACCACTCTCTAAATCTCCATATACTTCGTCTGTGGATACTTGAAAAAATAATGGTTTATCCGCACGAAGCACGATTCTATTATTAATAATATCTAGAAGATTTCTCACTCCATCAATATTTGATTTAATAAAGCGATTACAATTTTGATTACCTATATCAACATCCGATTCTGCTGCAAAATTAAATATTACATCACACTCTGGTAACCATTTAACTTTTGTAATATCACTATTAACCCAAGTAAAATTTTCATATAATGTACTGGTAAGATCTCGATTTGAAACGTGAGTAAACTTATCAACCCCATAAACTTTCCAGCCTTCAGTTAGTAGCTTTTTAGTAAAAGTAGTACCAATAAATCCTGCAAATCCAGTTACTATAGCTGTTTTAATCATTGATGCCCTCTGTTACTGGAAAACATAAAATTTTATTATAAAGCTGTTTTGATATAGGCAGCCCTCTAAGCGGGTGATAATACTTTTTACAATCGTCATCAGGAAAATCTTCCTCAATCATTGGTTTATCAAAAATAAAGGGTAAACAAGAAGGCAAAAACTTATCGTCATCAGAATAATTAGGATGGACTACTCCTCCATATCCTCTATTAATTTCATACAACTTTTCATAATAGTTATTAATTAACTTCTCTTGTAGCTCATCAATATCAAAAGAGTCCCAGTACTGTAGAATAGCTGCCGCAGATATCTCGCTCATTTTGAAGTTGCTGGCTCTCTCATTAAATTGTTTATCAACCAGCCCAAAATTACACGCTATTCTAACTCCTTCTTCTAAATGATTATCAACAATAGCTAATCCCCCCTCACCGAAACCAATATGTTTTGTATGGTGAAGGGAAACAAAAGATGCTTGTCCTAAATTACAAGTGTTGATTCCATTTAAAAATGTATAGGGAGTTGCTGCATTATCAAATATAATAATTTTTTTATTCTCTTGACCATATAAAAGGATAGAGTCTAAGTCTTGAACATGTCCAAAACAATTTGTTACTATATAAATTTGACCGTAGTTGTGAGCATACTCATCATAGATGTTCATATTACAGTTTTGATCTACATCTGTAATAATTGGTCCAGTTGCTGGTCCTTGAGACGAGGAAGGAAATGTGAAGTCTTGAGTACAAACTCTCATGTTAGCATTATTATGACGCATCATTGCAAAAAGAATAGCATGAAGAGCAGAAGTTCCTGAAGATGTAGCAATAATCGCTTTGTTATCAGATATTTTAAGCATTTCACGAGCACGCTCTTCTAGAGCTTTAGTACAGTATCCACCGTTTGCAAAAATATTAGTTTCCTGCGCAGGCATCATATAGTTTTGAAACCGATCAAAATCTAGTTTTTTATTCAATATGTATGTCATTATAAACTATTTCCCAGTTGATGAGAGGAGTAATACAGTTATCTTGTAAGTGAGTAGCGTGTCCAGGTACAGGACATAAAGCTCCTACTTGTTTAAAAGCTTTCCAAGTCCAAGAATCGTCAGCAAATACACCAGCTCTTAAAAGTTCAAACTTGTATTGTAGCCAAGTTCTACCTAAAGCTGCGATAGTAAGTGTAGCACTAGGTATTGTGCGTAAGTGCCCTCTTGGTCCTAGATGTAAGTCACATTGCCTAGAATTATCAATAGTGTACCTGTCTGGATAATCATATGGAGCATAAAACCCTTGATACCCTGATTCAAATACTGCCTTAATTGATTCTATTGCTTGTGGGATGTGTAAATAATCATCTTCACAAATATAAATAATTTCATCAGGATTATGTGTAGCAAGCTCAACTAAAAACTCCATTAAATCAGGACAAGAGTTAGCTGTTACTGGATGATATGTTGGGTGTGGGTGATTTTTTCTTAATTCATCTAAAGGTGTTACTTTTTTGGTTTTAAAAACAGCAGAAGAGTTTCTTCTCATCCACTCAATTGTTTCTGGAGTAGTGCGATCATCAACAATTATCATTTGATCTTCTGGAGTTAAAGAATTTTGGATAGACATATAGCATTTTCGTAATATCTCATGCTTATATTTACCATTCCAACGAGGTTTGTACTCTGTGCCCTCGCCCATAGATCCTGGTGAAAGATTTGCTTCGCAACTTCTAAACAAAACTATCATGAAGGCTTATCCAAAACTAACCCATACTGAAAGAACTGACGATTTTCCATATCATCAAAAATAGTTTCACCTGCTGAGAGGGTATTATCGTTTCCAATAGACACTTTAGGCGTTAAATGTGTGCCTGTACCTAAAAAGTTATCATCTCCAACCTTACAATACCCCATTACTCCCGCGTATGGAGAAAATATATTATTATTTCCTATGATCGTATCGTGGTGAATAGATGAGTATGAGTAGAGCATGTTAAAATTACCTATGGCTGCATTACCATTCAGAACAGAAAAATTCATGAACACATTACCTACGCCTAAGTAGGATGTTTTAGAAACATACGCATAGGGAGCTTCAACATTTGGGAAGTGATAAAGGTTAGTTTGATAGTAAGAGGTAAACTTATCAATGAAAGTTTTTCGCCATTGCTTATTACCTGTGCCGATAATAAAACGTGCACTTGCTGGAAATGTAAATGGGTTGGCTCCTTCATCACCAATTAAAATAGCCTCATCATTTTTTAGTATGACGAAGCCTCCAAATGTTTCTTTTACTGCTTGATTTAAAATGATTTGTTCAAAGACTTCTTGAGCGAAGCCTCCGTTACCTAAGATGTAGATATTTGCCATAATCCCCTCATGAGTTGTTGCAGGGCTTCCACCTGCTCCCACCTCACTTTTAAGTCTGCGTGTCCTAGACTGTTAGATTCTGTTTCAAGGCTCTAACAAGCCCAGAGACTATGCCGCTAGGCGCATCTCAGGTGCAAAATTATCGTTTGCAGTTGTTTAAGTCTTGCGGTTGAGGTCGCTTGCGCACCTGCTTCTCCACTCGCCTATTAACTACCTGTCGATCCTAGTTCGCCCCCATCATAAGCACTTCAAGTAATGCTCCGAATAATAATACTACCAATCCAAATTGTACAAATCTTAATAATAGATAGGTAACTACATCGTGCATTTTATACTCCAAGTGTTTATGGTGGAGGCGGCGGGTACTGCCCCCGCGTCCAGTCTAGCGTTTGGCTCGCTTCTTAGAAGCTCTGTATCCTAAATAATCTGGTTCGTCTTTAACTTTAAATAGCTTTAAAATTAGTCTCTCAAAGAAAATAACTAAGTTCATTAGTATTCATCTCCAGTGTATGTTTCAGGGATGCCTAGCCAAGCACTTACCCCAAAAACTTCCATAATCATAAAAGTAAACATTAATAAAATGATACTCCATACTATCATTTTACCGCTAAAGTTTGATGCTGCAAGTTT